TGTTGACTGTATGTCCAGAGAATTTGTCAAGAGTTTTTTCATATATTGTTTTATAGTCAATGGCTCTGCAGGTGAATTCCTATCTTTAGAGGTTAGTAGGCATTTTTTTGTTGTAAATGTTGATAATCTTAGCGTTATTTGTGCTCTTGAGTTTCTACTGTAAGCCAAAGAGAAATTTTGCTTAAAATAGATTGATCTCATCCAATCTAGTAGCAAACCTCTATCAACAGGTTTTATAAAATTATAAACTTTGTGGTTTTCCCAAAACAAACATGCATCCTCAAATGTTGTCTTCACTCTATGTCTTATCTTCTTTATTAGATTATTCTCTAGGTCGAATGTGTATGTCGGATGATACAACCTCATTCCCTCTGTAAAATCTTCATTTAACATCACAGAATTGATTGTGCCCTCTGTCCTTTCTATTCTTAAAAGCAACTTCAAGGAATCCTGGAGATTTATCTTATAATATTCATTATCTATTATCATATCGATATTAAACTCTTCTGATGTGAACTTCAATAGTCGATAGTTATTTGTCATACCCTTACATAGAAAATTAAAGATTGGATGAACATCTGGTATTCCATACAACTCAACAGGTGTGTTTATAAGTGTTTTGATATCTGAAAAGTTGTTAATTTGACTAGGTAATATAGAATAGGCTCTTGCTACATTCGCCAGATGAACTCTTTGCATGAAATAAGCACTTGTCATTACACTACCAACTCTCACAGCTTCGCCAACTCTTGATATCACTGAATCAATATCATCTCTATATCCCGTACAGCCTAAGTTCATTCCGCATTCTTTGAGCTTCTTTATATGAGGATAGGTCATGTGTCCATTAAAGCTAACCAAAGAAATGAATTCCATAAGAAATTGCTGAGTGTTTGTTTTCTTTTTTGAATCATTAAAGCCGTGGCACTTCATCATAATCCTATGGAGCACTCTAAACAATTTTAACTCTTTTATATTATTCACAGTTATGATTAACGAATAATCATCTGAATGCTCCATGTGCTCTAATTTCAAAGTGCTCTCTGGATAAAGATAAGCCCATACATCTCTTGTCATGTTTGACGAGCAAACAGCCTTGAATGAACTCATATAATTAAACATACCCTGCAAGAAATTTTGGTCTGAGTGAATAACTGCACTATGTGATTTTAAATATTTTGTTTTCGTTTCGGTTGTAAAAAATGTATTTTGGAGTAATGATATAGGTATCGTTATATCCTTATTTCCCCACATATTAATAACCATTAGCATATATTTTAAGTAATCTCCATCCATATGTCCTATCATTCCTGACACTAGGCTTGCAAAACATTCCATTGTTTCAGCTGCTGACCATTTTGTGCAATCACCATTTACAAAAAAGATCATCTCATCAGATTTTTTTCTCGATAAAGCCTGATTCAAAAAATCTTGCATATACAACATTTTTTTGTCACCGGGAATTGATATCATCTCATTTGGAAGGAGCTTACATATTTCATTAAACATATTCTCTAGCACACGAGCATTTGCTTTGCTTCCTACGTTTATAACATAAAATTCTCGCTTTGCACCATACTGTGCCTTTATGCAGATGTCAGCAACTGTTTTAGAATTGTTGTGGTTAACATTCCATTCTGCTAAATCAAAAACAGTTTTCATGTAATTATTCTGTTCAATAACATCTAATATACAGTCATGAACTTTGGATCGATTCTTATTTGGTAATGAACTTTCTCGAGAGATATTTGTTTTCAATAATTTGGGGTTATAATTTTGCGTCTCAATCTGCTTAAATTTTGAGTACTCTTGTACAAACAATGATTTGGATATCTTTATCTTTTTTGACTTTTTTGAGGTCTTATCATCTGTGTCAACTAGTTCTCGATCATACTCAGGGATTGCTGCTTTTGTGCTCGTTATGTTAGACAATGGTTCATTGAATATGTGGTTAAATCTTGATTTCCAATCAGTTCCCTTTAATGTTGCCATGGTTCTATCTACACTATTCTTTGTTATGTCAAAACTATGACCAATATTATTATCTGGGTCGATCAACATCTTTTTCAAATCATCTGTTTTCTCAAAGATACCCCTTTTCCTAGATTCTGCCATGGAATCATATTTCTCTTGATATTCCATGATTGTATTTATAGCCTTTATGTTTTCATGGTGTATGTTTGAGGGCTCTTTTAATGTGTGTACATACAAGAACATATCATCTAGTAAATCTTGAAGATCTGTTATTATAGTACCATCCCATATGCTTGGCATTTCAAATTTTCCACCAATACTATCATCAGATCTCTGTTTTCCATGAAACACAGGTTGCTTAAAAAAAATGTTCTGGATATTGTTTTCTAAAAAATCAGTTATAAGTTTTGAGAGGTTTCCTATTCTACTAGCAATCCAAACTTCAAGAGAATTTGAATAAGGTGGGCTAAATTTGTCTAAACACAATTGTTCTATCTCTGAAAAATCAGCAAAACTTGCCATAATAGCATATCTCATATCTGCAAGCATCTCTGCAACTTTTTGATTGCTACACAAACCCATAACTATTTTTAATACAAAATGGTGTCTTATTGTTTCATTTGAATAGACCCGTCTTGCCATGGTTGAATCCCGGACCACATTCTCTCTGTGCCTTAACAACCCATTCATAGATGTTGACATTATTGAAAAATATTGGTCTTTTAGAAACGTGCATTTGAATGTTTCAAGTCTTCTCCAGCTAGTTGAAAATAAGTACAACTTTTTTTCATTTCCAAAACCATCAAGTTTCTTGAATGATAGTTTACCAAACATTCTATTCAGCCACCTAATGTCATCAACATACCCACAGACCATAAATGCTTTTCCAACATCTTTCCCTTTATCGTGATATGAATTATTCAAAATGTAACAAACATTCGGCATACCACATGTGAAAAAAGTGAAGCTATTTGTTGGTAGTGTAAATTGTTGAAAATGCATCAACTGTTCTGCCACAAGAGATTGCTTCTGTAGATATGAATACCCTTTAACCATTCTCATTTCCTTTAATATTGGCCGTGACTCATTTATCATCCTTTCTTTTAATTCACATAATGTTGGCTCATCTGCAGATTTCCACACTGTGAAAAAGTCATCAAAAATGTCCTTACTTGGCTTAGATTGGAGTGGTTCAGATAGTAGCTGCATTAATTCATCAACATCGTTTACTTGATCAAATTGGCAACTAGAAACTGGTTTCTCCACAAACTTTTTTTCTTTAGAGTATCCTGAATGACTCTTCTTCCAGAATGATACAAAAGATTCTGACATGTCCTCCATGTTAACCTTCATCATCTTTTGTTTGAAAAAACGTGTATCATTATTACCTGGCACTATGAAACCTTTCTTTTCTCGAAGGAAATCTAAATAGCTTCTCAATCTTGATCGATTCTGACGTGATTCCAATTTAAAAGCATCATATTCCTTCCTCAAGGTTTCTTCAGTCTCTTTGTCTTTATACCAACCATTATTAAACATGGGCATCTGGTAATCTGACATATCACTCTCAATTAGTTTTCTCATTTCAATCCACATTTCTGAGACAAATTTCATTGATTCTTCTGGACAAAGAGTGTTTTCAAATAATGACATTATCTGAAATATTTGCCTTTGTTCTAATCTGTAATTAGAAATTATATTCTTGTCAACTGGGTTAATACTAGAAGTTATATTGTTGGAATCATCTTTGAGCACAGGTGTATACAAGTGATGACTAGGCTTTGTTTTGTTGCATGGTAATCGTTCATTGTTAGTCTGTATGTTAATAAAGGCTTCTCTAACCTTCTCAGATGATGTATCTTTTTCTAAGAAAACCCTCAGAATATCCTCATCCTCTAAAAGTGTTTTCATCCTTAAGCAGATGTTTTCAAAAGATGTCCTTTTCTTTGCAGCTCTGAATGTGTCATCTTGTTCGTAATCATTATCTTCAATTTCTTGAATGATATCTCTTACATGCTTATGGAGCGCTTTATTTCTTTTTTTATCTTTTAAACTAGTTTCTAGCATCTCTTGTATCCGTTTATTGAAGTCAATAGGTACAGGTTCAATTGTGCTTTCACCTCCAAATTCTTTCTCAAAGTAGTTCTGGACTAGTGAATCATCTGATATCATATTTTTTAAAGAGACAATGGATTCTTCAATCCTCGAAAAGAAAAGCCGAACTGCAACCATATCAAAAACAGTACACTGCAAGCCTGTAAAGTTTTCGAAGTCATTTATTTTTTTCTCAAGGTTCGTTAGTCGGCCATCAACATTAAAAACAAATAAACAACAATCTTTACCCATAACAGATTTCATCTTTTCCATGAGCTGTGTGTATCTTGCTATTTTCTTTTCTGCTTCCATATTTGAGCGAGAGGACACTGAGACGTCACAAATTATTATCTTCTTGCATGTTTCCCAAGTTTGCAAAACAGTTCCACTATTTGACAAGAATATCAACATATCTGGTGTTAATCTCCCAAGTTTCTCATCTTCTAGATCAACAAATGCAGAAACTGGTCGTTCAACAAGTAAATTGTCAGCACCAATTGAAGAGGCTAAACATCTATGTATAGTGTCATGACGTATCTTGTAAACAGATGTTAATGCATTTAGTGCCTCTAGTTGATTGCCTTCATCTATGTCCATAACCTCTTGCAAATCGTTATGCAAATTTTCAATAATTCCTTCTGTTGTGGTCATTTTCTGTTGGTCCAAGGTTTGAGTTGTGATAGACTTTGAAGTGTGTAGACTTTTAAAAATAAACT